CATAACTCTTTCTCCTTCCTTCGTTCTTCTTTGCTCTTTCTGCAAGGAAATCCTCTGCTAGCTTGGCTCCTTGATTAAAAGCAGTTTTATTGTCTGCGACATTGATAGATCCTGATCGAGCCTTAGCCTTTCTGAATCTTCTCATGAATTTCATCATTGCTCGTTCACTTAGATCATTTTCTAGAGTCTCATTAATACTATCTGAAAAGACTTGTCTCGCACCGGCTCCAGACCACCAATCAGTCCAAGCGGCAGTAAATGATCCTGTGGTTGCTTGACCACCGGGATTTTCTACAACAATAGGGCCCTTAGTGAAAACAATTCTTCCATTGTTGCCAGGAAAGGCCAACATTTTCGCCCTCTTTCTTTTTACAGTGACAGCGATGTTGTATTCCATGATCATAGCCTTGTAAACGAACCTATGGACTTTTCTAAAATCCTTCTTCTCTCCCTGGTGCACTGGAACAGGAATTGTGGAAGCTCTGAATTCAAATGAGGCATATCTATTATTTCCTCTTCCTCTCAAAACATTGGTCCACAATTGATACTGAGGATTTCCGATGTTTCCCCAATCATATACGTGATGGAATTGCTTAGGAGAGGCTGGTGCCACTGCGGCCATATAAGCATCAAACTTTCTGCTCAATTCGCTATGGGCATAGTTGAGCACCGGGCCCATATTTGCATCAGTTTCAATCTGAGCTGACAATGTCGTCAGAAACCCGGTAAGAGACGCTGCTTCAACGGTGTCCATTGTGACACCAACAAATGCCTTTCCTTTTGCCATTACGGCTTTTGCACCTCTGCTCTTTGTAGTAGACAAGTGCTTTCGATGTGATTTCCAAATGGGTCAACAACTGGAGTAGAACCCATAGCAAGGAAGATCGTCGAAGGCTGACCTTCTAGTTCTTCTTCCTTCCAGATGATGTCTCCGTTAGCATTGGAAATATCTGTCACTCTGTCTCTCTTTGTGAGAATCACCGACTTTGGAATAGTCATGACTACCCAGTCGATGTTCTCATAAATATTTGAATATCTTTGCGTTGTACCAGCAACTCGGATACCACCATTCGTGATTCCTCGGGCCATACAATTGATAACAATCTTCTGGACACCTGGAGTACCAGGATCAATATCCTCAATCCACACGCGCTCAATGGCGCCTGAAATTGGGTCTGTTATCGTTTGCCAGCTACCCTGACTGCCGTCGACATCTGCTCCTACCTGCCGAAGAATTGTCGCACGCATATTAAATCTTGCTCCCAGAAGACAACTCATATTACTGCGATATTGTCCAATCTGTATGGTTCAAGAAGCTGATCGGCCTTTACATTTCCAGTTCCGTCGAATGCTCCCTGATTGAATTCGAATCTCCAGTCGGCAGACTTCATAGAGTGCAGGTACTTGTCTCTATATGCTGCATCTTGACATGCATAATCATTGAGAAGAATCTTTGCTGCTTCTACCACCGGGACGGGTACATACTCATATCCCCAATCTCCAGTAATTGTGTAATCACTTCTAAAGCAGAAATCTGGCTTCTTAATAGCTGTTGGTGCAATGATGATTCCATCATTGAACATATCTAGTACGTCGTCAGGTGGAGCGTCCTTAATTGTGTAATATCCTCCCGGACGTTGAGCAAGGAACCATCCTTCACCGCGAATCACAAAAGCGGTTGGCTCGTATTCGAAGTTATAGTCGTTCATTGCTGTGAAAGAAAGTAGTGGGGTTGGCATGGCCAATTCGGTTGTGTCGTTACCCTGAACCTTCTTTACACCAGTGTACTTTCCGAAATCTTGTCCTGTATAAACCTCAATAATTCTTCTTACGAGGCGTTCGGCATCGTATTTATCCTCGTCTGGAGTTGTATTGTCGAAGATAGTGTCTAGCTCGTAAAGAGGAACAATGGGTGTGACGATTTCAACATAAGTCACCCTGGAGAACGATTCGTCTGCATTCTTCCAAATAATCTTCAAGGTGTCGTCGTAGGATGTGTGAGGCCATGTAATTGGAGTGGTGTGAATGTCTCCTGTGGTCGTCACAACTTGATCTGCGGAAATCACTGTGCTGCCGCGATAAACATCTGCGGTAAGCAAATCTGTCGTTGGATGTTGTAATGTAGCAACACCATCTGTATCTCTGTAGATTTCCATGACTGAATTATATCTTCAAATGGCGCAAAAGCAAAAGACCGCCCGAAGGCGGTCTAATCACTTATAAAATTCTCGAACTTCCTTTGGAGAAGCAATTCTGAATCCCTCATACGTGTCTAGGATAAAGTCTGCGTCAGACTCCTTAACTACCGCATATGGATTAGCCTGAGTAAATGTCGCTCCTCGAACCTGGAAGGTTGAATTAGCTCTAGTCATTCGGAGTAGGACATCCTGCTCTACAAATGATTCTGTTGGAGAATCAAATGAGGCAACTTCCTGCACCGGGCTCGTTTCTACGATTTCTTCTATCTCACCAATCTGGGCCTTGTGGTATTCCCACGTTACACCATTCTCATTCAGCTTAGCAATGAGAACCGTCTTGTTATCCTTCGCGTCATAATCGACTGCGTAGTCATCTGCTAGCTGTCTAAGCTCAGCTACTTTTAGTGTTTCGAAACTCATAAGTCGATTGTAGCACAAAACAAGAGGGAGGGCCGAAGCCCTCCCTCTAAGAGTTTTTATCAAGCACTGATCTTGACGTTCTTGACAACTACGAATGCGTCTGCGTTCTCGATCTGAGTACCTACACGGCAGTACATGGTGTACTCCGTGGTGTCCTTCTTGTTCTTGAACTCACGGTAGATCTGGATCTCACGCTTTACACCCCATAGAAGGTTCTGTGGGAAGGTGAGCCATACGTCACCGTGGTTACCAGTTGCACCGGAGTAGTCACCGGCCTTGGTCTCCTCGAATAGAGGAACTTCCTGTACAGGAAGACCGAATGCATTACCCATCGTGAATCCTGCTGGACCCTCGGTACGAACTGCCTGATTAATTCCCGCTGCTGCAAGAGACTCTGGGTTAACAAAGGTGCTCTCAAGCTGCTGTAGCGTGAATAGGTAGTCCTGGATGATGTTAGAACCAGTGAAGAACTTAAGCTGGTTTCTACGCTGCATGTAGTTACGAGGCATAGCCTTTAGCGCCTTGTTGAAGACCGTACGGTCAACAGTGGCACCACCGTGGTCAATTACGTGACCGGCAGCGAGAGCACGCTTACGCCATCCGTCGAATGCCTTTAGAAGTGGGTCAGCAGAAGCCGTGTCGCCATTAATTGCAACATCTTCAAGGTCGTTACCGGCCTGAGTAGCCATTAGGCGTGCAATGTGGTCCTCAAGGGCTTCGCCCTCGATGTTGTCCTCAAGTGACTCGGTTGAGATTTCCCAGTCTAGACGTAGCTTCTTTGTCGTAAGAGAAATCTTGCTGAATGTCGCACCGGCATTTACACCAGTGTCAACTGCCTCAGTAGCTACTCTTAGAAGACGCTCACCAATTCCAACCTTGTCAATGTCAACAGTGTCGGACTTCATTCGGATGGTACGAACCTGCCTACCAAGTACAGTGGCATCCCACATGTAGTCAATAAAACGGTTCGCCTGTTCTGGATTTAGAAGACCACCGCCACCGGCCGCAACTTCGGTAGTACGGATAACCTTCTCAATTAGTTCATCGCTCATTTGTTGTTATTCACCTCTTTCCTTTTCTTATCTAATGTCGGACGTGTTCATGAGGAAGTGTCCGCCCCACTTTGAATCACTCTTCTTGGTGATCGTCTCCTTTGACGCGCCAACGTCGCCGGACTTCTTGATTGCAGTCTCACTTTCAACACTGTCAAGCCTCTTTGAGACTTCTTCGTGCTGCTCGTTTAGACTGTCAAACTTCTTGCTAAGCTCGCCGTGCTTTTCGACTAGCTCAGAAAACTTTGAATCAAAAGCCTTGTTGATTTCCTCAACCTTGCTCTTAATAGTGCTAATTTCCTCCGCAGTAGCTTCTCTATTCTGCTCCAGGCTCTTTGTAATAGTGTCCTGAACCATTTCAAGCATCTTTTCGAAAGAAGGCTCTTCTACGCCGTCTTCTTCTGCATCTACTGCCGTTTCGTCGGTAGCCTCAACAG